TTGACCGTTTTTAATATAGTGTGCTTCGTCAACGACCACCAAATCAAAATTGGCTCCAAGAATTTGCGAATCAGATTTCTTTTTAACATTGTGGAAATTTTTAATAATATCATAATTTATAATAACAAAATCATGTTCTTGACTGAAGTTCTTTCCTTCAGAAATATAAATGCTTCTGGTTGTATAATTCTCAATCTCTCTCTGCCAGTTAATCTTCAAACTCGCAGGACAAATAATTAATATCTTTTTAGCACCACTTTCAAGTGCAGCAACTATAGTTGATGTGGTTTTACCAAGACCCATATCATCGGCCAAGATATATTTTTTGTTCTCAACAAGTTTTTGAACGGCCTCAATTTGATGAGACAAAAGAGGTCTGTGAGAATATTTTTCAAAATCAATAACAACGTTTTTTACTGTGTTGTCTTTGATTAGTGATGCTTTTGGAACCCAAAAATCGTGAAGTTGTTCTGTCTCAAATACTTTACCCCAAACATGATAAGCCTTTTCTTTATCCGCCAATAACTTTTCAATCCATATTTTTTCAGGTATTTGTGTGTATAGTTTGTCGTCGGCTAATTTTTGTGCAAAGTACGAATCAAGGTTAACCCATTTTTTGGCAACCTTTGGTGGTTTGTCGTGAAAGTTAATTATGTATTCAGATTGACTTCTTGTTGGGTAAAACTTTTTATTAAGCGTAAGTTTTCTCTTGAGGTCTTGTATGTAATTATTTGGACCGTCATATGTCTCCAAAATGGAAATTGCCTTAGATTCTATTACGTGGTTGCCTTCCAATAAACAGGTTTTATTACAAATATAACTTATTTTGTAGTATTTATCAATATATGGAAAAATTGGTACCAATAACGAGATTAGGTAAGTTTTTTGGTGGTGAGGATTTCACCTTGGATATTGATATGGGTGAAGAGTGGTTAGAGGGTGATATGAACTTTACCTTTGTTTTGTATAAAGTTGATAAGTATAAAACCAAAACAGATGATGTTTATGGGGAAGCTTTGCAAGACGGTATTCAGTTTCTTCCACCTGTTGAAATAAAGGGTATGGTTCAAATTGTGGCTCCAACTAATCAAAGATTGGGAACTTCAAAAATCGAACAATCTGAGCCAGGTAATTTAAAAGTATCAGTCTATCAAAGAACTTTGGATGATTTAGAAATTGATATTTCTTTTGGTGATTACATTGGGTATTACGAAACTGAAAGTAAAGTTAGGTATTATTCTGTTAGTGATGACGGAAGGGTTAATTCAGATAACAGACATACATATGGTGGGTATAAACCGTTTTACAGAACTATTATTGCAACACCTGTAACAACGAACGAATTTAACGGAATATAATATGGGATTTCCGAAACAAGTAAAAAAACAAATACAGTTAGTTCCTCCTAAAACTCTTTCAGCAAGAAGAGAACAACTTTTAGAGTATATTAACAAAGACGGTACTTATCTACCTAATTCGGTATTACATGCCGATTTGGATAAAGGTATGCTTGAGTTTGTTAAAGAAGAGTTAAGAACTGTGGTTTCAGGTAAGGTTGTCCCAACTGTTGATGTTCTCATAACAACACAAAACTGGTCTCAATTTACTGAAACATGGAATTTTGTTGATTCGGACTTTAACGTATCTCCTCCTTTTATTACAACAGTGAGAAATCCTGAAGTTAAGTACGGGTCTAATCCAGCACTTCTTTACACCATTCCAAATAGAAAACAATATTATTATGCCACTGTTCCTACATGGGATGGACAAAGAAAAGGAATGGACATTTATACTATACCTCAACCCGTACCTGTTGATATTACTTATAGTGTTAAATTCATTTGTAATAGAATGAGAGAGTTGAATGAACTTAATAAGAATGTTCTTCAAAAGTTTTCATCAAGACAGGCATATACTTTTATCAAAGGACAATACGTCCCAATAATATTACAAAATATTTCTGACGAATCTGTTGTAGACTTAGACAAAAGAAAATACTACATACAAAGTTATGAATTTTTAATGATGGGTTATTTGATTGACGAAGAGGAGTTTGAAGTTAAACCAGCAATTTCAAGAACCGTTCAATTATTGGAAGCTAAAACATCAAGAGGAGGTAGAAAAAAATCTTACCCTAAAAATCCAAGTTTATTTCCTTTAACATTTAATTTTTCTGCGGGGACTACGGCTTACACAGAAAATTACAAATATACAGCAGACTTATCTTTTGAGGGTATGGAAAATATAAGTTCTTGGGATGTTTATATTAATGATGATTTTTATGGTTCGGATCTTACCGAGATTCAATTAACATCAGGTAATAATCTTACACTGAATATAACACCAACAGACCCTTCGTCTGATTCTCAAATTGTCTATATTGCGAGATTAATTTAATCTTCTCCGTATAGATCAGTTTTTTCTTTACACTTTTCCATAATTAAATTTTCAAGAAACTTGTAAATTTTTAAACCCCTTTTATCACAATACTTTTTGAGTGCGTTGTGAGACTCAATTGAGATTTTGATGTTCTTTATCTCTTTTGTCGTTTTTGACGTTGTTTTCATGGGCAGAAAAAAGGCAGAATAAAAGCGCCTAATTTATAAATACAATATAAAGAGTAAAGTTTTTTGCCTTTAATTTAATATTTATGTATAAATAAATCTGAACAGAATTTTTAAATAATGGCAACAGCAAGTAAAGTATTCGTTTCACCCGGTGTATACACAACAGAAACCGACCTATCATTCGTCGCTCAAAGTGTTGGTGTAACTACATTAGGGTTAGTAGGGGAAACCCTAAAAGGCCCTGCCTTCGAACCAATTTTCGTAACGAGTTTCGACGAGTTCACAACTCTTTTTGGTGGTACATCCCCTGAAAAGTTTGTGAATACACAAATTCCTAAATATGAGGCGGCGTACATCGCAAAGTCTTACTTACAACAATCTAACCAATTGTTCGTGACTAGAATACTAGGATTATCAGGTTATGATGCGGGACCTTCTTGGTCTATCACCACTATTGCTAACGTGGACCCAACTACTGTTGGTGTTAATGTTACAACAGGAACAGCATTTGAAATGGACTTCTCGGGATCAACGGGAGGAACTGTTAACATAACACAAGATACAACTCCTGATGTTATTTGGGATGATTTTGGTTTACAATATCAACTTGAGAATGGAAATTTATCCACTTTACAAGAAGACATCTCAACTCAATTAGTTGATATTTTCAGAGATACAACATTATCTGGAACAAGTGCATATGTGTTTGGTTCTTTATCTGGTACAGTATACAACGAGTTAATTGCTGATGGTATTACTGGTTTAACAAACGTGTTTAGTTGTAATAACATGGATCTTAATTCTGCTGATTTAACATCAGACGATAATGATGTTTGGTATTACGCAACATTCGTTAACCAAGCTAATAACGGTTATTCAGGTTATTCATTCTACACATCAATATCGGCACTTAACAGTTTAGGTAGTGGTAATTTTAACGGATCATTATCAGGTCAAATGTTTACATTCTCTGGTACTGCGTTCTCAGAATATAATGATGTTGTTGTTGCAACTTTAAGATCAAGAGGTATTAGTTTATACAATTCAACAAGTGCAGGACCAACATATCAAGTTACAGGATTAACTGACGTTGGAATTAGCACCGTTGGTTCTTATTCTGCGATAACAAGAAATCCTTTCTCAACTTTCGCAATTACTGGTACAACTGTAGAAAATGAGAATTTCTCATTTGAGACTTCTCTTCAAAACTCAGATTCTGAGTACATTACAAAGGTGTTTAGTGTAAGTAACTTTGCTAAATTAAGATTTGAAGTTCCGTTATTTGTTGAAGAGGTTTATCAAAATATGTTAAATTATGCTTATAACAAAGGATATATTCGTGGAATAAATGCTGATTTGGTTGCATTACCAGAAGCAAGAGGTGGAAACACGTCTTCAATTGCGAATAACTTATTCCAATATCAAAGTCCTGAAACTCCTTTTGTTGTTTCTGAACTTAGAGGTAATAAGGTTTATAATTTATTTAAATTCATTTCGATTTCTGACGGTGATTCTGCAAACGTAGAAGTTAAGATTTCTATAATGAATATGTCATTTAACAATAGCACATTCGATATCATGGTTAGAGATTTCTTTGATACCGATGCTAACCCTGTTGTTCTTGAAAAATTCACGAACTGTACTATGGATCCTAACAGTAACTCATTTGTTGCTAAAAAGATAGGTTCTTCTGATGGTGAATATCCTCTTAACTCAGCGTTTATTATGATTGAGTTATCTGATGAATTCCCTGTAGATGCATTACCTTGTGGATTCGAAGGTTATATTATGAGAGATTACTCTGGTGATAATTTATCTCCAGTTCCTGTTTATAAAACAGAATATAATTACCCTGGTCAAGTTATCTACAACCCTCCTTTTGGTACTACCAACGGTGGATCAAATGTGGTAACAAGTCCTGGTGACAATGTTAGAAGAACTTTCTTAGGATTCTCAAGTTCTCTTGGTATCGATGAGTCGTTCTTAATGTTCAAAGGTTTCCAAAATAATTTGAACCATTGTAATGTTATTGACGGTACTCCTTGGAATACAAAGACTAAAGGATTCCACATGGACTCAGGTGCAACTGTTGTTACAATAGGAAACGCGTTTACAACAAGTGGTGAATCAGCTTTCTATGTGGGAGACGCAAGTTTCAATTCAGAACCAACAAGTCCTGAAAATCCATATTATAGATTATTTGCTAGAAAATTCACTGTGTGTTTCGCAAAAGGATTTGACGGATGGGATATCTATAGAGAGTCAAGAACAAACAGTGATGACTTTATATTAGGTTCAACAGGTTATTTAAAAGGAGCATGTC